AATAAACTCCATATACAAATCTATGACGACCGCGGTAGATTATTGGATTTGAATAATTCCAATTATTCATTCAGCTTAGTATTTGAGCTGATGTACGATTTATAGTGACGCCGTTTCGAACTGCACAACATGTTCTTTATTGGCGAGGAATTCGACGGTATAGGTTACGGGGGGAATGGGGGCGATTTGCAATGGACTCTTCCCGGGTTTGGGCAATACAAAATATCCGAACCAATACACCGTTTTTTGTATTGTTTCGTCGTAATAATAGTTCAATTCTAAGATTCTTGGTAAATAGCCCAGACGAGGCGATATATCCCGGGTGTCGAGTTCCAATATATTGAGTGCGGGTATGTATCGGTAATCGGCCTCGTATTCCATATTACGCCCCGGTTTGTTGCAGACAAATAAGATGCGCATTTTGACATTCTTAGTCTCTTCGTCTAAGAAGACCATATGACATGGATTATATACGGTTTTTATAAAGTATTGTAGGGCGAACATATTGAAGGTGCGGGTAAAGTGAATACAGATGATGTATGTATATCAATATATATCAATTTTATACAATATACAATATACAATATACAAAAAGACATAAATCTTAGACACTATACTATACAAATGTTGCACGAAGATTTTGGATATGGATATGGTTTATATGATTCCCATCTCCCTTTATCGGATGAGACATGTAATCGAATCAGTAATAAACAAATGATTATTATGGTGGGCGCGGCCGTTTATTTTGCCACCGTTGCCTCACTCCTTTATATTTGCTGGGTATACGGATAATTTCGGTGTCCAGAAAGTCGCCACGGTCGTCTAATTAGACACACGGGGTCCCATAAAATTGAAACACTTTTTTCGCGAATAGCCGGGAAGCACCACATCGACCCACCCAATATGACGCACAATCAATCGACCAACTTGAATATGGACTATATTACATTCCATCCGAATAACGAAGATAATGAACATATCAATACATGCGAGATAGATTATCGCGAATATATCGATTCAGCACGAAGCATCGACGGCGAGGAGCCAGTATTCCAGTATTTCAGTCCGGAGCGTTTGAGCGCATTGAGTGGCCGGTTCGCCCATATCCGATATTACAATACAGTCAGGGAAATGTCCGACAGTTTGATGAATGAATGGCATCTGATTCGCCAAGATTATCTGAACTCGTTGAACCTGAACGTGAGACAAGCGGACCAGGAGGAGGAGGCCCAGGTGAATACCGATGTTTGGGACGACATCGACACTATCATTCCGGAATAGGCTACTGCTATACAAGAGATATAATGTAAAATAGTGTTTATTTGTACATATTGTTTATATTTTTATCGTATTATTTTGATATATCATATATGATATGTGTTATGATATATCAAGTGGTCAATTAAATCGCTATTCAAGTGATAATGGTATTTCGTTTTGTTTTTATAATTGCCGATGTTTTACTATTGGTTTAATCCATAATAAAACAACAAATAATTACTTTTGTATAATATAGTTGTTTCCCTCATGTCTACCAAGTATGTTATTTTTCGTGCAAAATTCGCGAAATGCCTTGACCACACCATAATGGCCATAACACCCGGGTGACCATGTCACTAAGACATCACCATTTTCATTACGTTGCGAATCGTCTAAATCGACTGCCGCATCCCCTACAATATACCCTCCGGTTTTGACCTTTGGATAATATAGTGTCAAATCATCTGTAACATAAGTATAGCGATGATTTCCATCAACATAGACAAAATCGAATTCGTCCGGAAGTTGACTTAGTGCATCTTTTGAAAAATTTCGTACAAATACGACCCTATCGCCATACTGCGCTTTTAGTCGTGTTGACACCTCATTATATAAATCATCGCCAACGGTATTATTCATTGCATCGTCATATTCGGAATAACTGATATATGGGTCGACACAATAAAGTGTCGAATTCTCACTATTATCTAAGATTAGAGAAGCAAATGAACCAGTAAAAGTACCAATTTCGACAAAAACGCCATTCGGGATTTTACTGACTATACTAGCAACTAATGAATATCGGTCCATTGCAATATGTTGTATATTTATCTTTTATATTTTATTTTTGACATATTATTATAGATTATTTATTCGGAATATCGTTGAAAAAGTTGTAAAGCATATTTTCGGGGTTGTGGTTTTTGATTTCTCCGCAAATAAGCGATACGGATTCATACATTTTTCTTAGAACGTCATTCGGTGCAACGGTCCCCACCTTGATTAAACCGCGTTTCACTAAGAAACGCTTCACTTCTTGCATAGGGACTTGTTTCAATTCATGGATTTTGTTCGTCGTATTGTTTCGAATTGTTTTATTGGAAACGAGGACGGACACTCTTGGATAATGCCGCGATTTTCCTAAACGGAATGTGCGTCGGGCAATACGTTTTTGTCTTGGATGAGTGACGATGGGTTTGGGTTTCTTAGGATGTTTGAACGTATTTATGTTTTGTTTCATTTCACTAAGATGGGTTATAATAGGGTCGGCTTTTGTACTCACATTGCTCAAAATAGTGTCCGGTTCCTTTTCCACGTTTTCTCGAGAGATTCCGGCGGGTATTTCGGTAATACCTATATTCGGTCGGTTTTGTCGTGTCTTGTTTTTCCATGTTCGATAAGTCGGTAATTTGCCGCCTTTTAAACACCCAAATTGGGGCACAGACGTCGGATGAAATACCGTGTGTGTGGATTGTATTGGTTCGTGTATATGCGTTCCGACGTTTGTGTATCGCGCGGTCTTGGTCGAATCATATACAGGTCCTTGGGGGAAATCCGACAAAGAAAGGGATACATTTTCATCTATATGTGTGGTTCTGTGTTTTAGTGTATGGTTCTGGTTCTGCGTCTGGTTCGGTTTCGATTTGTTATATTGCTCTGTGACCGAGCTCATGTACTTGAGCGATTCTTCGAAATCACTATTAAACGTTGAATCGGCGTCTTTTTTATCGGCATTCTTAGTGCGGTTTATCGTTTTTTCTAAATCCGCTTCCTGTTTGTTTCGAATATATTTGAGAAGTGCACGTTTCGTCCGTTTTCCGTCGGCGACCGAGCCCGCTTCCTTCCCGTTTTTTGGCATCTTCACCTTTATCTTGGCCGTTGCGTCGTCGCCGTCCGACGATTTACGTTTTTTACGCGACGACGATTTTGACGGAAATTCGAACAATTTGGGATTTATCGTAATGGTTTTATTCATTCTATTATATTTTTAGCAAATATATACCCGGGTTCCACGAAACCGCGATATTCCTAAATATATCAAAACGACTTAAAAAATTGATTCGATATTAATATTATACCGTTTATACAAAAAACAGACATTGTAACCATGAACACCAGTGCAGAGCAATCATTCCAAATGTCGAAAGGTTTGGCGACGCATGATACGGCAATTCGTCGCGCTAAAAGTGACGGCGAGCCAAAATCCGCCAAAAAATCGAAGAAGAAGTTTATTATTCATCCCCCTAAGGATAATATTAAAGAAACGATTATCGATATGATTCGGCAGGAAGATGCTGCCCAAATTGCTAAACTAGAGCAGGACATTCAGGCGGCCGTGGAAAAGAGTGTGGACGATGACGGAGCCGGCGTTCTTGGTCATTTAGGCAATTACGTCGAAGAACCATACCATCTCATCGAATCCTATTTCCAAGGCCACCATTTGGAGCGATTGGTCCGACACCAAATCGAATCATATAATCATTTTATCCAATACCAGGTACAACGGACTATACAAATGTTCAACCCGGTCATTATTCGTTCCGAAAATGATTATATACAAGAACACGGCAAGTATTTGCTCGAAGTGAACGTGATATTCGAGAACTTCAAGATGTATCCGCCGCAAATTCACGAGAACAATGGCGCGACCAAGATTATGTTCCCACAGGAGGCAAAACTCCGCAATTTCACGTATGCATCCACGATGACGGTCGACATCAAAATCGACTATATCATCCGCAATACAGAGAACATGGAGCAGGTCCGCGTGGTCACCAAAGCCCTACCCAAAATCAATATCGGGAAAATGCCCATTATGTTGAAATCCAATTTCTGTGTCCTCACGCAGAATCGACATATCAACCCCGTATTGACCGGCGAATGCCCGATGGACTGTGGCGGCTATTTCATCATCAAAGGCTCGGAAAAGACCATTCTTGGACAAGAGCGCTCCGCCGAAAATCGCGTCTACTGTTTCGACGGCAAAAATACCACGAAATGGGATTGGTATGCGGAAATCAAATCCGTCCCTGACTTCAAATGTATTTCGCCTAAACAGACGGAAATGATGATTGCGAGTAAGAACAATGGCTTCGGTCACGGCATCTATATCCAGATTCCGCGTATCAAGGCGCCCATCGAACTCTTCGCCCTCTTCCGCGCATTAGGCGTATCCAGCGATAAAGAAATATGCGAATATATCCTACTCGACATCGAGGACGTTAAACAGCGGCAACTACTCGACTGTCTACAGGCGTCCATTATAGATGCGAATAAGTATATGACGAAGGAGGACGCCATGCGCCACATTGTCACGTCGGTCGCGTATACACCTATCAATATGGACAAGGAAACGGGTGCGCGCAAGAAATACGAATTCGCCCAAGAAGTCCTGAATAACGACCTCTTCCCCCATTGCATGACACTCCCCCAGAAACTATACTTATTGGGCTATATGGCGAACAAATTGCTCCAGACGTCGCTCGGTTGGCAAGACCCCACCGACCGCGATTCCTATCTGAACAAGCGCATCGAGCTGGCCGGCACTCTCCTAAACAACCTCTTTCGCAACTATCTCAATAAACTCGTCAAAGAGATGCAGAAACAGGTGGTCCGCGAAATCAATACGGGGTCGTGGCGGTCAACGGAGGACTACGAAAATATCATCAATATGACCAACATATACAAAATCATGAAATCGACCACGATTGAAAACGGCATTAATCGCGCCCTCTCCACCGGCGATTTCTCGATAAAACAGGCGAATTCGAGCAAGGTCGGTGTGGCCCAAGTCCTCAATCGTCTCACTTATGCCGCCAGTTTGAGTCATCTTCGCCGCATCAATACGCCCCTCGAAAAGAGCGGCGAACTCATCGCCCCCCGCAAACTCCATAACACTACCTGGGGATTCCTGTGTCCCGCGGAAACGCCAGAGGGCCAGTCGATTGGTGTCGTCAAGAATATTAGCTATATTGCCCATCTCACTATACCGAGCAACAGTGCTTCCCTATACGAATATGCGAGGGAGGGCATTTGGCCAATCGAGGAGATGAGTGCGCGCGACTTGCATGGCAAGGTGAAAGTGTTCATTGGGGGCGCATGGATTGGTATTGCGAAAGACCCGATGGCTTTCTACGAGTCGATGAAGGACAAGAAATATCGAGGCATTATCAATATATATACCTCTATCGTATTCGATTTCAAGGCACTCGAAATCCGTATATGCAATGACGGTGGTCGTCTCACCCGACCCGTATTGCGCGTCCGCAATAATCGCTCCCTCATTACTAAAGAAATCGTGGAGCGCGTGGCCAATAAGGAGCTGTCCTGGAATGACATGGTCACCGCCTGCCGCTTGGACGAGTCTGTCATTGAATATATCGACCCTGAAGAGCAGAATTATTCGATGATTGCGATGAAGGCGAAAGAGGCCTATTTGCACGACCGGCGATTCCACATCAACTATACACATTGCGAAATCCATCCCAGCACGATATTCGGCGTATTGGCCTCGTGCATCCCCTTCCCCGAGCATAATCAGGCACCCCGTAATACATATCAATCGGCAATGGGTAAACAAGCGATTGGTGTATATGCGACCAACTACGACCAGCGCATGGACAAGACGGCGTATGTCCTGTCGTATCCGTCGCGACCCCTGGTCGATACGCGCCTAATGAACTTTATTCAGCTCAATAAAATCCCCTCGGGAACACAAATACACGTGGCGATTATGTCACATACCGGCTACAATCAAGAAGATAGTGTATTGGTGAATAAGGGGTCGATTGACCGCGGCCTTTTCATGGCGACGATTTATCACACGGAGAAGGACGAAGACAAGAATATTATTCGCGACGAGATTATCCGATGTAAGCCCGACCCTGCTAAGACCAAGGGCATCAAATTCGGCAATTACGGGAAGCTCAATGAGCACGGATTCATTCCGGAAAACCAACTGGTCGAAAACCGTGACGTCATTATCGCTAAAACGGTGCCTATCAAAGAAAACCGCAACGACCCCACGAAAACCGTCAAATTCGAAGACCAGAGCAAGACCTTCCGAACAACGGAGGAGACCTATATCGATAAGAATTATACGGGTCGCAATGGCGACGGATACAATTTCGCCAAGGTGCGTGTCCGTATTACACGCAAGCCCGTTCTAGGTGACAAGTTCAGCTCGAGACACGGGCAAAAGGGTACTTGTGGTAATATTATACCAGAATGCGACATGCCTTTTACGAAGGACGGTCTGAAACCCGATATTATCATCAATCCGCATGCAATTCCGTCGCGTATGACTATAGGACAATTGAAAGAGACGCTTTTAGGAAAGGTCCTGCTCCAACTGGGTATGTTTGGCGACGGCACCAGTTTCGGCGATTTAGACGTCAAGACGATTGCCACCCAACTGCAGAATCTGGGCTACGAGAGTTATGGCAATGAAGTCCTATACAATGGTCTGACGGGGGAGCAGCTCGAAACCAATATATTCATTGGTCCGGTATTCTATCAGCGGCTGAAACACATGGTGAGTGACAAGCAACACAGTCGGTCGATTGGTCCGATGGTGAATCTGACACGCCAGCCGGCCGAAGGCCGGTCGCGCGATGGCGGCTTCCGTATTGGTGAAATGGAGCGCGATGTCATGATTGCCCACGGTATGTCGAAGTTCTGTCGCGAGCGATTGTACGACGTCTCCGATAAATACAGCACGCATGTGTGTCGCCGATGCGGTATGATTGCCGCGTATAATGACGGTACGGACCGACGGATGCATTCGAAGGACGATATGACGATTCACAAATGCAATACATGTGATAATATAACCGACTTTGCGCGTGTCGAAATACCATATTCATACAAGCTGCTTTCCCAAGAATTGCAGACCATTAATGTGGTGCCGCGTCTCATCACGGAGTAAAGTGTGCGAATTATATAGAACCCTATAGAACAAAACAGCGATTGCAACATGTACATTGTTTCTGTAATTGATAGTAAATAGCATTTTTTTGTCGTTGTCTCTCTATTTCCTCATTTTCATGGACGTCTTCACCGTACAATTCGAGTTCGTCTAAGAAATCGCGCTCATACATATTGATGACATTACCCGCGGCGATATAATTCTCGTATTTTTCATATACATCATCTAAGAATTCGACTTCGGTCACGTCGCCACGCTCCGCGTCACTAATACGAATGAATCGATATATGTCTATACTAAGTTTGTAATACTTATTATAGGAATCCAATTCGTTTTCCATGCGTTTCTGTAGATTGATTAAAAGTTCGATACTTGTAATGACGCCGCAAAAGAGCGATACTAAGGCGTTGATAAGAGATATATTGGTTTGTGCTAAGAAGCCTTGTGTACCGACGGCCACGAATGAATTGACGCCACTGAGGAAAATGAGGGGGACGCGGAAAATGACAAAGAGAATTCGGCGATATCGGTGATATCGATTATTGTGATATTTACAAAGATGGACGCAATTTTTTCTCACCTTTTCCAAGAGTTTTTCTATATTGGTTTTGGGTTTATGGGAGCCTAAAAAGGTGATGATTGTACTCTCATATTCGGATGTTTGGTCGTGTTCGTTTCCGGATGGGTCGATGTGCCAATGTCCCGTTAAGCCATGTGTTAATGCGTGTCCCGTAGGTCCGGTACGTCCCGTAGGGACCGTAAGAGACGTAGGGGCCGAAGGTCCGGTTGGTCCCCCGTTCCCCAGTTCACTTATACTCAATACAACATTCTCACTCGAAGACGACCCCTGCAATTGCGCAGTAGTATGCGGGGGGTTATTCGACCTCGCCATTTGCACATATTTACCCGACCCTATATTTTTGATTTTATGTGGTTTCGTTTTGTCTAAATACGTCGGCTTGTTCATTTATATATGAGTAGAATCTTTCGAAATATAATATATATTCAATACAAATAAAACGGACAGATTATGGCCGCATTATTAGACGAAGATGCCACCGACACCTATATCAATGACATACGCTCCGTTGCCGATTTCAGGGGTATTTCGTTTTCCAAATACAAAAAAACCGACGTAAAAAAGGCGTTTATAGACAGTATGTTGAAAGGGAAAGTCGAACCCGCATGTAATTGGTGCGCGGAATTAATATGCGCCGGACACTATGTCGACGTGTGGGAAATCATTCTCTATTATATGGCTAAACATATACATTTAGGCAATCCTCGGTTGGTCCTCTATCTCGAGCTCCGATACAACCTATTTCGCGATATAATGTCAAAATCGCAATATACCGACGATTTGCAGGTCCGCAATAATGACCGCCTCCGCAAACTATTCGCCGAAGTTGTCTGTATGTTGGCCTTTTCCGATAAAAAACCCAGCTACGAGGCCATCAAAATCGACAAAGAGGAGGAATTCGATATAACACAAATGTCGCTGAAATTGAAAGCGCCCCATAGACATTATGCCGAGCCGATTTTCCGACCCAAAGACCCCAAAGAACTATACATCGCCATTAATGAATTGGCCTATCACATCTCCCGCGAAAGCCCCAATATTCTAAAGGCGTGTTATTGGATAGAATGGATAATGGAATTCGACGCTCTTTGTAAAAAGCGGAAGGAGCCCTGTCGATGCGAAGCACGGTCTGATTTGAAAGTGGAGCCGGGGGCTAAACGCGATATTATATGGTTGGTGTGGGATTGTGTTTTATATTATGGTAGG